TCGTGGTGGTTTCGTGCCTTACAATAAGGAAACTTTGGAACAATCAATGAATATGATGAAGGATTTAGGCTGGCCTATAAATGTTAATTTATCTGGCCAAGTGAGAGAGGTGGAAGGCTTGGGAAGTTTCAAGGAATGGGTGTTGTGTGGTTCCGATTTTCAAACCGGGATACACAATTTAAAAACTTTTGTTGACCATGACTTAGACACTTTGCGTGCTTCGGCTGTCATTTACAAGAGGAGTGAGGAATACGCTAACGAGGAGAACGAGCTTAAATCCTTGTCCAGGTATTTTCACTCGCCTAGGTATGATTTCCCTGACCTTGCATTAGATGATGTTTGGTTTATCGTTTCTGATATTTTTAAAGAGTCTCGCCTTACCAGTTTCAACCACATTATTCATATGTGGGAGAAACGGTATGCGCTTGGATCTTTTATGAGGTCTTTGACACGTAGTACCTCAAAGTATTCAAGAAAACATTTCATTAGGGACATTGGTGGAATGGCTCCTTTTAAGAAACTTTGGGCAAACACATTTTATTTAGCCTCACGACTTGTTCCAGTCGCAGCTGTTAGTGTGAAGGGTGAGGCTTTGCCACCACGCAAATGGTTGAAAGATAACGTGAGGACAGTTGTGGGTAGCCCCATTTCTCAGTATATTCTTTCAACAATTTGGAATTATGGCCCCAATCACCGTTTTGCATGGGAAACAACACCAATCAAGATTGGTATGCCATTAAATGGATACTGGATGACTCGTGTCTGGGCAGACCATGCCAGATGTCAACACCATTTGCAAGGTGACTTCACTGCTTTTGATTCAACAGTCTCTGGAAAGATTGTAGAAATGATAGCTGCAGTTCGGAAAAGGGGCTTTGATCACCACAAAGACAAAAATCGCATTGCTGACTTGATCGACATAAATTACCGTCAAGTGCAGGATCAATTGTTGAATACAACCTCGACTGGCAATATTTACAAGAAAGGTGTTGGTTTGACCACTGGTCATTCGTCCACATCAATGGACAATTCTTTGGCGTTAGTAACTCTTTATTTGATGGCATGGAAGGAGATTACTGGCTTGAGTGCGAGAGAATTCAAGTTCTATAATCAACTTTCATGTTTTGGGGATGACCACATTTTGAGTATGCTTGCGACACGACCGCAGGTGTGGAACCGCAAAAACATAGCCTCTGTGATGTCTAAATGGGGTGTGACTAATGTTTTGGAAGCGAAGAACAGCCTTAATGACGTTACTTTCCTTAGCAAGCATGGTCGAAAAGCGACCATCGCCGAGAAGAAAGAAATGGCTGAACATGGCATTCACGATGTTGATTTTGTTGTATGGCATGACAAGCAGAGCTTGCTTGGAAAGTTAACTGCGCG